CCACAGCTTTACCTAAAATTTCTCCTGAATGTTGTTGTCCTCTTCCTTTATATTTTCTCTTAGGTGTAAACTTATCTATACCATAATTAGGATTTTTTAAAATCTTATTTAATGCACGAGTCTTCTTTATAACAATACCTTGCTCATTAATAAATCCTTTTTTACGTAACTCATCTTTAATAATATCAATCTGAATTTGTGATGCTTTACCTAAACCAAAACTTTTCTTTATATCTTTATCAGTTATTTTATAAACTGGTTGCTCACCAAAAATTGAGAAGGGAGTAGAATTTAATACTACAGCTTTTAATACATTTCCTAATCGAGGTCGTAACCATGCTCTAAATTTAGGAGAGTCTGTTTTTACTTGTTCCTCTTCAGCATCAAGGTATGCTTGAAGTGGTCCTTCTGGCATGGAAACTTGTTCATTACCATCAGCATCAGTTGCTTGTTGTTCTTGTAATTCTTCAAATGCCATTATTTCTATAGCAAGTTCTGCATCAGATTTACCTTCTAAAGGATTTGTTTCAGTATCTACAGTAATATCACCATCAGAGTCTAACTTTGCAATAGCACCAGATGCAGTACCAAATGCACCACCACCTATCATACCCATTAATGTAGCTTCTAATAATCTTTCAGCTCTGTTCATAACTGTTTCACCAGTTACACCTTCAGCTACTTCTATAGCTGTTAATTCTTGCAGACGTTCAGTAAGACCTTCCACTGGAGAGGAAATAACACCTGTTAATAAAGCTGATTTTAAACGAGGATATTTTGTTGAAGCTCTGGAGATAGCATTAGATGCTGTGGCAAGAGCACTTTTAGCAAGCGTTGGTGAAATATCTGTTTTAGATAAAAGCTGTCCTGCTTTACCTATACCAAGTCTACCTATTACTTTTGTCATAGGATATGCTAAACCTAAAACATCAAGTGCACCAATAAGGGCACCTCCTCCAAGAGCTGAAAGAGGAGCTTCTTTATCTGGATCTAATTCTTTTATAGTTTCTTGTACTTCACCAGTACCCATAAGAGCTGAAGGAAGAAAAGCACCTAGTCCTGCTCCTGCTAGTGTACCAACACCTACGAATGGAGCTGCTACTGTACCTGCTAATGCACCAGTTGCTGCAACTCCCATAGAGGGAATCAATTCTCCTAATGCTTGTTGAATATAATCAATAGCACCTTGATCATTTCCCCATATACCTTTAACATCTCCTAAGCTTAAACGAGGATGTGTTCTATCCCATTCTTCAATTTCTTTTTGATTAGCTTCAGCAACTCGTTCTCCATATTTTTCTAAACCTTCCCATCCTGTGGCTTCACCTATGGCATCAAGACCAGAACCTACAACACCTTCCATCATATCCCAACCTCTTACAAGACTGGAAAAAAATTCTCCTTTAGGTTTTAATTCTTTGGGAACATAAGTAGACTCGGTTTTAGGAAAATATAGATCACCATAGTTCCAAGCTAATGCATTATTCATTTCTGGAATAGTTGCATCATCTGGAAATTCTACTTCTCTATTATCTGGGAGTACGACAGTTTTAGTCATAGTAAATCCTATATAGGTGTTGCTATGATTTTACCATCTCGCTCTACAAAATCAAAGCTTCTTATCGGTGGAGTTCCACCTTTTTTTAATTTAACACGTCCACCAGTTTTATTAGTTCCTGCTTTTATTATAGCGTCTGTAGCTATCTCTCCAGCTACAGGTTGTGCTTTCTCTACTAAACTAGTTATTAGATTAGGATTAATACCACTTCTTATTTGACCTCTTATTAACTCTAAGTCTGCGGCACTTGTATCTTGTAATAACTCAGCTATTTCTGCATCATATATTTTATTTTGTTCTGGAGTATTAAGAGTACTACTTCTTAAAGCTGTAACAGCAACAAGTCTATCAGTACCAGCAAGATTTTTATAAACTTTTGATAAAGTTTCTGCACTATCTATAGCAGCTGATCTTATACCAGCTCTACGTGCAGTTTCTGCATCTCTTGCTGCATCTATAGCTAATTCAGATTTACCATATGTTTCACCTATACCTAGAAGAGCACCAAGAGGAGTTTCAGATTCAGCAATTCCTCTAGCACCTGCTAAGAATGGAGCCCATTTAGCAATTCTTTCTTTACCTGCTATACGTTTAGCATCTATGGCATCATGTTCTGCTTTTTGTTTTTTTAATTTTGCTAGATACTCCTCTGCTACTTTTTCGTCTTTTTCTTTAGCAGCTTTCTTTTTATCTTCCTCTACTTTCTTTTTATCTATTTCTGCTTCTATCATTTCATTTTCAACTACACTACCCGGAACTTGTTTCAGTGGATTCATTTCTTTTTCATATCGTACTAGATCTTCACCCTTTATTATATCTTGATATTCTCCATATGAAGGATTCCAGTCTTGACCAAATAACCAACCTATTCCTTCAATAGGTAAAGCTGCTGCATCATAAATAGTCTTTTTTATATTATGTGGAGCAGCAGTAATAAAATCTATTAGAGTTTTAGCTGGAGATCCAGCATATCCGGGTGGTCCTTCTTCTTCTACATCCTGATAATTAGTCTTACCAAATTGTACTCTATTACTAGGACGATTATACATACTTGCAAGACCACCTTGTTGTAATTTTGCAACATGTCCACCACCAGCACCAAACATACCAGCCATACCAGCCATTCCAGTTAATCCAGCACCTGCTCCTAAGAGTTGACTTGACAATGGAGCAACAGGACTATAAGATGTTAGATTTTGTGTTTGTGAAGCTTGTAAAGGAAATCCTCTGAGAACAGAAGAATAATCCTGTAAAGTCTGCATCGGATAATTATATTCATCTCTAAATTGTTGATAACCTAAATCAAGTGCACGTTGTCGTTGTGTCTGTTCAGCAGCACCTAGACCAGCTAATGCTCCTAGTTCTTTGAATCTTTGTCCGGGAACTTGTGCTCCCAGCTGAGCCATTTGTCCAGCACCTGCAAGATCAGCTTGTCGCTGTTGAGCAATAGCTTGTTGAGAAGCTTGGAATGCACTTTGCAATCCTTTTGTCTGTATATCAGAAGCTCGTTGTCCTTGTTGACGTGCTTGTTCTGCTTCCAGAATAGCATGGCGAGATCCACCAAATCCTCCTGCACCTGCAGCTCCAGCACCTATACGCTGACGTTCTACATCACCTCTTCTACCAAGTTCACGTTGTTCTATATCAATAACATTCTGTGCATAAGGAGACATATATTGTTGTGCTAATTGTGGAGTAAAATCTCTGGTAGCTCGTTGAGTTAAAGCTGTAGCTCCCCCATAAAATGGAGTTGATAATCCCTGAGCTTCTCTAATTCCTGTAAAGGCTGCTTGCTGATCTGGTGTAAATCCAGCTATACGTGGAGCAGGATATGCTTGATATCCAGCCTCAGTTCTTGCTTGTTCAATACCCTTAGCTTTACCAAAGATATCCTTAATAAAAGGTTTTAACTCTGTAGGATATTCTGATGTAGTTTGTTGTGTTGTATGTGAGGGTTGTTTTGATGATTTACCCATGATGTTTCTCCACTATTGTAAATTTCTTTTCCCATCCTAGTCTTGTAACTTTTCTTTCCCAGCCTGCTCTCCCACAGGCTTCAAGAAAATCACATCCTGTTTCTTTACTAAACTTTACTAAAACTCTATCCAATTCTTCCACCCATTCTGATAACTTATCTCCAGATATGAAGTTAATTAATAATACAGTCTTTCTAGGATACTTCATAAACTCTGTTATAGCTATTGCTTCTATCTTACCATCCCATTTATCTTGATTATCTTTATAAATAATCCAAAGATGATAATGATTAATAATAAGACTATGTAATACATCTACTGTTAACATTCTTCCGTAGGTGTAAGGTATTACTTTATCAACTAATCCTTCTATCTTGTTCCATACTTTAGTTATTTCGTTAGTCGGAACTAAACTTACTTTATACATTTATGCTACCCCAAGTAAAGATCCTAATCCTCGATTTATCTCCCTTGGTTGTACTTGTCTTCCATATTTCATTTGTCTTATATCACCAATAAAATTATCAAACTGATCAGCTCCTGCATTACTTGATCCATCTCCTACCATTGCTACTACATCTGCTGGCACAACATATTCATCTCTTGATAATAATGCTGGTTGTTGTCCTTCTATATTAAAGGGTATCTGATCAGACATACCATCTCCTCTTCCTCTAACCTGTCCTTCAAATGGTTGACCTCCCTCTGCATATGTTCTTGGTTGATTCACAGCTTGTAATGCTTCCTCTGATGCTACTTGCAGTAAAGGTTGTAAGGCTGGCATCATGGAACCAGATGCTTCAGCAGCTCCAGTAAGACCTCCCCCTTGCATTTGTTGCATAGGATTTTGACCTAATGCAGCAAGTTGATCATAAGCTTTTGGTGCTGGTGCAGATGCTTGTCCAGACATTTCTTTTAATTTTGCTAATAGTTCAGGAGGAATGTCACCCATCATACCACCACCTGCCATATATTTGCTAGGATCTTTACCCACCATTCTCATAAAAGGATCCATTATTTGACTACCATAAAATCTATTTTTTAACTCTGTAGCCCAATCTTTTACAGTACCTACAGCTCCACCACGTTCCATTCTTTGTTCAGGTTGCTTTTGTCCTTGTTGTAATGCTGCAATGACTTCAGGATCTTCTAGCAGTTTTCTAAAGACTCCTGAGCCTTTACCACCTTGACTTGATCCTCTTGGAGATGAGGTACTACCCCTACCACTTACACCTAGTAATTTACCAAGACCTCCACCAAATGCCATTTGCTGTGGCATTGGATTACCTACTTGTATAGGTTTACCATCAGGACCTACACCATAATAATTATGTGTAGTTGTTGGTGAACCACTTTTTTTATCACTTCCTAATTTACCCATTAATGAATTAATAATAGCTACTGAAGGAATATAGTTTCCAAGATCACCACCAAATGCCATATGTACATTTGCTTGTTGAGCTTGTTCAAATATATCAGCAGGTAATGGAGGAGATATTGGAACACCTCCTATTGGATTACCTAATTGTAGAGGTTGTCCTGTGGGCTGACCTGTGGGATGTGCTCCACCACTCTTTTTTCTTCCTTTTAATAAACTAAATAATCCATAAGGTATATTTATAGCTTTTAAAATATCTCCTCCTTTTAACATACGTACAGGTAATCCTGCAAGTCCTCCTTGTGCCATATGTTGTACTGATCCTCCCTCTTTTCCATATCCCTGATCATAATAATTTATTGGTGTTATGTTATCACCTAGGAAAGCTCCTGTTACATCTGACTCACTAAAAGGTCCTTGTAAATTCATGCTATAAGGTTGTGAATATATATCTATTTCTTCTGCTCCTTCTGGTCCGGGAGGAGGAAGTCTGTTAGCATCAGATCTCATTTGATTTATCATGGCATTAACACCTGCTTCTTTACCAAGAATACCAGTTAAACCTTTCATAGTTTGAGGCTGTGTGAGTGCTTTTCCAAGAGACATACCTCCTTCTCCTGCCATATCAGAAGCAATCTGTCCATATACATCTCCTGATGATGAGAGGTAAGGACTAAACCAATTACCAGCTTGTTTAGAAGCTTCCCTTAAAGCAAGATCCTTTGTCATTTGTTCTGTTGCTGCTTTTGGAAGTATAGTAGTAGGAACTGATTTTAAAGCTAATCCTGTACCTTGTTGTATAGCTCCTGTTTTTGCTCCTTCTACAGCTCCTGCTCTACCAAGTTCTCTTCCACCAGCTAATGCATCACTACCAACACCACCAAATAATCCTGCAGTTGCTCCACTAACTAAACCATGTGTTAAAGCTTCCTCATGTTCTTTACCCATTAATCTTGATCCACCATAACCTGCTGCAGCTTGTGCTGCCATTTGAGCTGGAATACTTGCACCACCTGTAGCTATACCTACACCAATACTTAATAATGCTGGAAGAACTGCTTCAAGAAGACGTGATCTACCTTCTGGTAATCCTGTGGCTGGATTAATAGTCATGGTATTACCAGATAGTTTATTTAAATTACTTACTTCTGAAGGACTAAGATGAACAAGCATACTATCATTCTCTCTACCCTTCATTGCCATAAGATTAGCTAATCCTGACATAGGTGCATCATTCATTGCTGTCGTTGGATTTACCATAGGTCTTTTTGCCACTTTACTACTCCCTAGTTATAAACATTATATAGTGTAATGCTTGATTTTGCAAAGGTTCTCAATTAAGATTCTCCCATGCCTGTGTTGCTCCTGTACTTACATATCCTTTAAATTTACCTGTGCTGGCACTATATGCTATATCCCCAGCTCTGGGTGCTCCAATATTACTTACAGTTACTACACTGTAAATATTTGTTGATGGAGTGCTATCTACCTGTGCATCTCTTGTATCTAACTCTAATGTTAAAGTTGCTGCCCATCTTGATAACTCATCATATGCTTTTTGTACCTCTTCATTCTTAATATCATATGCCATAGGTATTTCTGGATATCTTGCCATTATGCTTGTCCATCAGGTTTAAGATCCAGACGAACAGCACCATATCTCCAGTAAGTATTATTAGTATTTGAAGATACCCTTACCCTTGCTTGCCTACCTCTGGCTCTCATATTAATTCGTTGTGTTTCAGCAGTAATAGTAAAAGGTCCCTTTTCTGTTAATGGTCCTGCAGGATATTGTTTAGTCTTGATACTCATAGTAATATTACCATCATTAATTGTAAAGTCAGGAATAATTTTATCTATGAACATCATATTATGACCATCATCAATATCAAAATCTGCAGATTCTACATAAGCTGTTAAGTTACTACCATCTCCACTATAAACATCATCTGGTTCATTATTATATAAATACGAAGTATTACTTGTTGTTATAGTATTATCATAAACTGTTCTATCTTGGAAAGTTGTATAGAATATAGTTCCATATACCCATGTATTATTTGCATAATTCCAGATCACATAACTATCACATTCATCTGAAGATGCAGAAGGATATAACCATATAACTTCTTTAAATTCTGAATTAATTCCTGCATAAACTTTATCTTTTTGAGACATATTAAATGAGTCATAAATATATCTACGAACTGTACATGGAAGATTTCTTACTTGTCCATCAAAGAGGAAGAAATTATTATCACCCATCCATACCAATCTTCCATCTATATCTACAGCTCCGTGTTGAGAAACTAATCCACATGCTGTACCTAGTTGTCTAAAATTAAATATAAAAGGAGGACCAACAAATTGCATACCATACAAAGCATTATCAGTAAAGATACCAATAATATTTTTAGAACGAACACCTGCTACAATTCTGGAACCATCTGTTAATACAGTTTCACCTGATGTAGTAGAGACAGCTGGAGTCCAGTTATTATAATTTTCCTGATCACTCCATCTAACTAATAAAGGATTATAAGTTCCTGTTCCAAATTCAGTAGAACCAAAAGCAATCACATGACGATCATTAGGAGAAACAAGAATACTATTAGTAACTGTTGGGGATGCTGTAACTACTGTACCACGAGTTGGCTCAGTAGAAACATCAGTGTCATAATAATAAATTTTTCCACCTTTTCTATTCATGAGAACATCTTCACCCCATGTATCCAAAGACCATTGCGTTATTCCAAAGCTAATACCTGAAGCCGATGCAGGTTCATTCCATGCACGATATCCTGTTGTTGAAATAGTTGCTTGGTAAATAGCAGCACCATATCCTAATCCTTGTATAGCATTAGTATTACCTGTGGGTAAAAGATAACCCATATCAGCTGTTCCTACAGAAGTTTCAGTTGTATCAGCTGCAGTGGAAACTTCTATGGCAAAGGAATTAACATCAATAATAGAAACGGAACATACTTGATTAGTAAGATCAATAGTTCCTCCTATATCATTTTTAGAAGAGGTAAAAACAACGAAATCTCCTTGATTTAAATTATGAGTTGAAACAGAAACATAAACTCTTGTTGAACCATCAGTTGTACTGAAAGAACTTGTAAGTGCTGCAGTGCTTACTAAAGGTGTCACATCAATATTATTATCACCATCATAAGAATAAAGTTTCTTTTCTGTTCCAAACATAATATGTTTCTTAGTATCATTATCAGCCCATGTGATAAGAGCACGAGCTGTACCATCAAATGCAGTGGTAACTCTTTGAGCATAGCCACGCATATTTTCAGGTTTACCTTCTCTGAATCGTACACGATTTCCATCATACCATGATCCTTCTTCAGCATAACGTGTAGATTCTCTATGAAATCCGGGTTTAAAATTTAACCTTGATGTAATTGAATCAACTGCCATTAACCATTCTTATCCCCACTTATTGTTCCTTCAGTAGTTACTGTGATATTAGACCATCCATCAATAGCAGCTCCAGCATCACCTCCCGGAGATCCTGTGGGCCAAGTAGTTGTATAACCATTAGCATCATTTGCACCACTAGCTCCAGCACTTCCTAATGATCCACCATTACCACCAGTTCCACCAGCAGAACCATTATTTGCTTCTCCAGCTTTCAATGCCGATTTTAATCCTGTACTTCCAGCACTTACAGTACCATCAGCAGCAGCATCGGAGACAACATGAGCTGTACTTACATCAGGAGTTAATGGACCTCCTCTTCCAAAACCAGCTCCACCTCCTCCCGGACCACCCCAGAAGTTTCCATTAGTGGGCCAATCAGCACCACCATTTCCACCACCACCTCCACCTCCTCCTCCACCAATAACTCCATTATTGGTAAGGTTGAAAGTGATACCTGAGATAGCATTGATAGCAGGACCTCCAGGTCCTCCTTCACTATGTTCTCCATATGCAGGATAAGAGGAATAAGTTCTAATATAATCTTCAGCTCCACGTCCTCCAGAGCCACCTTTTCCTACTATATATCCTCCTGAATCAATAGTTAAAGTTACAATAGAATTGGCTGACATACTTTCTGTTTCCAGAGCATACGTACTTGTAGAAGAACTTCCTAGGTATGCTCCACTAGGTACAGTTAAATTAGCAATTATGATAGCACTGCCATCCCATCCAGCATCACTGGCAACAGTTGCTATATTATAATTCAGAGTTGTTCCAGTATCAAATGTTTTAGACACAACAAATCCTTGTGTAAATGCTTCTAACCATGCACTACCATTCCAGTAGTAAGTATTATTAACAACTTTCCATGCACTACCATCCCAGTAATAAGCTTTTGAAACTTTTACCCATGCACTTCCATTCCAATAATAATTGTTTGCAGACATTAAATTATCCTATGAAAATGCTGTAGTTTTATACCATAAATCACCAGTGTATAAATTTGATAATGAGCCCGGATCAGTAGCACTTGTAGGACCTGTTGTTGAAACAACCCTTTGTCCGATTGCGTTAGCCATTGCTTTTTCACCTACTGTAATTATATGTGTATCATCCACAGCACTTGTTTGTATTGCTCCAGCACTTACATAAGTAGAATCCATTCCTATTGTATCTCGTGTAGCAGCAGTAGTACCAGCAGTCAGAAAATCTACTCCTACATCAGTACCACTAACAGCAAATAAATTCTTTGCTCCAAGTCCTGTTCCATCTACTCCAAATACACTAACTCCATCGCTTACCAGAACTCCTGTTCCTCCTTGAGGTAAATCTATTCCACTTCCTGCAGCAGTTTTAAACGTAACTGTATATGATCCTGAAGTATTATTAAATCCTATATAAGATTTTTCTTGTCCGGGTATGATAACATCAATATTTTGAGATAAAGCTCCATTCACTTGGATCATACTATTTCTGGATTCATCAGTAGAACCATTACCAGTTGTTAAAGTAATATCAGCAGAATTAGAAGAAACAGTTACATAGCCAGCAATAGAATCATCTATTAGATCAATAACACTTTGATTAAGTTTTTGACCCCATGTATTAGGATTTTCTCCATCCCCTTGTAATTCAAGTCTTAGTCTTGTTGTATATGTTGATGACATTATATACCTCCTTTAATCCATGCAGCAAAAACTGCTGTTAGCAGTGTTCCTACTACGAGCCATGCCAGACGTTCCCATCTTTTACTATTACGTATAGTATCTTTACGAATACCACGTAATTCACTGGTAGCTTCCTTCCAACGAAGACTACATTCCCTCTCATGTCTCTCTATTTTTTGGAGGGCTTTAAGAGCAATCTCCATTGAATCTTCTTTAGCCATAGTAACACACCTCTCTTAGTTAAACTAGATTCTATCTATTGTTTCAGTTCCACAGTGCTATCAATATCATAATTAGCTCCACTATGATCTCCACCAATTAATGCACAAGACATTTGTTTATTATTAGTAATAATTATTGTCCAAGCTCCATTTTCATTATTAACAAATAGTTCTACTATTTCATTTTGAGAATTTATTGCCCACCATTTTCTTGCTTCACCATGTTGTTGTTCTAAATTTCCTGTGAGATCCTCATGTTTTGCACACATTAGACTCTTTATATATGTTCTTTTTTCTATGTCTATACCATCTTGAGCTTTTAAACTTGTTGTGAAGAATAGTATAGTAAATAATATTCCTATTAAAATAAATCTCATCTTCTATATCCTTCCACTTCATAATCATCGGGCCAGTCATTAACCTTTCGTACAGTTTTTAAACTACCATCATCATTATATTCATCGGTATGAAGAACTATAAATGTATCCATATCACCAGCATTATCTATTGCTGTACATATACTAGCATGTGCAGTTCTCACTGCTGCCATGTACGTAGTTACATCAGAGGGGATAGCTGTGTCAGCTGTTACCTTTCTTTGTATAAGCCAGCCAAATCCTTTTATAAGACCATGAGCTATTGTATCTGCTTTTAATTTAGCTTGGGATTTTAATCCTAGTGAAATTCTTTGATTATCATGATCATCTAGAATAGGATCACCATTTTCATCTACATTATCAGTGTCTGTTAGTTTTTTATCGGTTGCCTTTTCTCCAATAGTTCTAATAACACTATTTCCATCCTCTGCCAAAGCAAAAACCTCGTTCTTTTCTATATAAAATCTTGCATCAAGATGTGATCCTGAAGTTGTTACTGGCACGATACCGATAGCTTTAAGATCAGCATCTGACCATACTGTAAAAATAGCTCTTGGATGTCTTATATCATCTATCACCATAGACTTCGGATGTGCTATGATATGATCTATTTCATTATCTTTTATTAAAGCCCACATTGTTTTTCTCCTTTGTTAGAAAGCTGTTGCATACTTAAATGGATTTTTTGCAAATGCTATATACACATAATAATTACCAGCACCATTTGCACCTGCATTAGTTGCTTTTAGTTTAAACCCATTTGACAAGTAATCTACACCATCATGGCTATCTGCTCCTGTTTGCTCCTCACTAGCACTATTCCAATACAACTCTCTATATGTACCATCATTAAAAGGTCTTCTGGCAGAATCAGATACTAACCAAGACCCAAGACCATCTATTCTTTTGAGAGCTAATAAGCTAGGTTTAAATCCTGTGTAGACAAATGAACCATCTGCATTTCCATTTCCTTCATATACTCCAAATTTTGAGAATCCCTCTTTATTTGCAAAAGCATAAGCAACATAAGTATTTGTATTAGTATTTACATCTGCATTTGTTCCTATAGAAAATACATCTGTTGTTGGTGCTGTATCATTCCAATATGTAGAATCATCTGCTGCTGCAGCAGTATCATCTAATAGTAGATAATCTGTTTCTGGATCAGTAGCTAAACCTGCATGATATACAGCCCAATTATTTGAGCTTCCACTTGTTCTATCTTTTACTATAATAAAGCTAGGTGCTACTCCTAAACCATGTCCAATAGTAGCAGCAGAACCTGTTCCTGTATAAGTTAATATTGATATTCCTCTATCTGCATCAACTTGTACTGTGGAATCTTCACTACCCTCATCATTAGTTGATGTAGCTCCTCCATTAACTTTCCATAATTCAGCAACATAAGTATATGTATTAGTACACCAATCACCACCCTCTATTTGTATAGTAGTATCTGTTGTTGTAATATCCATATTAGCAGCATCTCCACCATTATAACCTTCAGCTCCATTTGTATTTGAAGATAAATTTTTACTACCTCCATAGCCTCTGGTAGAGTCCATCGCATACCAATTATCTCCATGAGATCTAGATTTTGCCCATATCCAATCTGCTGCAAAGTTTGTGTTAACTGTTATATCATTTCCACTATTGCCTGTGTAAAGAATATTTTGAAAATACTTAGAAGGCCCTTCATCACTTGCTGGATCTGCTGCTGGAGTTGGGAGGTTTCCTGTACAGAGAGCTAAAAAATCTGTAGGTGGTGTTTCATAAAAATCACCATAACCTGTAGTATCTGAAGCATTATCTGAACCAGATGTAAGAACACCTGCAAAAGAAGAATCATTTCCAAAATTCCATATATGATATTCTGTATCAGAGGCAGAACCTCCCATTATCCATTCCTTTCCTGCTGTAATAGCATAGGTTTCACTTCCTCCTGTTGCAGGATTAGCTCCATCCCATGTGCCATTTTTACCAAACCATAATTTGTTATTATCCATATCTATTGCTATTTGATATACATCATCATTAACTGCACTAGCTAAAGTTGTATCAGCATCAATATTATTAGAATATTTTTTAGTATAAGTACCATTAGCATGGGTATAAATAGAATATCCTTCACCTGCTGTTGCAGTTTGCATACCTATATATTGAGGATTGCCACTACCTGTTTTACTACCTAAATATTCTGTTTTATCTGCTGCTTGTATACCCATAGGAAAACTGGCATCTGGACCACTTATACTAGGCGTACAACATTCTGCATACCACTTTCCAGTTTTAGGTATATTCATAGTTGCATAATAAGTAAGCCAATAAGTATCTGCGTCTGCTCTTAAATTACCTTCTGAAAAAGTTGGACCTAGAGTAGATAGTGGATTTAATGTAGAAAAATTACCACCATTGGAATCACTATTAAAAGTGGGAGAGTCTTTAATTTGATCATGAGTTGATAATCCAGCAGCTGACCAATCATTATTATTACCACTAACATCATTTCCAAGATCTCCACTAGATGCAAAATCTAACCAAAATCCATTATTTCCAAATGTTAATCCTGAAGGATCTTTGGCAATCCACACTCCATTTTTTGTTTCACCAAAATCTGATATAGATGCTGCACCATCAATACTAACAAAATCAGCCATATAACCATAGTAATCACCTGTACCATTATATTGATACCTTCCTATTTCATTTGCATTTCCATTCAGACCCCAACCACCATCTGTATTTTGGTCTGGATAACCATTATTATCTATATCTCCCCAATATGTTGTACTTCCTGTTGTCCAATGTTCTCCATTATTATAAATTTTTAATCTATCTGCACCAGCACCTTGACTACTGTCATAAATCATTACGATATGTCTCCATGCAGAAACATCTCTACCAAGAGCTAAACTAGCTGCATTATTTCCACCATTGCCTGTATAATATCCTATTGCATGAGCATCACTATCACTTCTTGCTTGAACATATAAAGACATCAGCTCACTTTGAGCAGAAGATGCTATAACTCCCCAAGTTCCATCTGTATGGTGTCCTTTAACCCAAACAGATATAGCAAATTTATCATCATCGGTTGCAGAAGCACCCCATGTTTTAGTTAATACAGAACTACTTCCATCAAATCTACAACTTTGATTTATTTGATAAGAATAAAAATCAGCAGCAGCAGCAGCTGAAGGTATTGCGTTTGCGTTTTGTAAAAGACCCATTATGCCATCACAGCTGAATTAGTAAGGTAAGCATTAGTACCATCATCTATATAAGATATAATATACGTACCTGCAGCAGTTATTGTGGTTGCTAAATTCGCATCAGCTTTAGTATTAGCATGTAAAGACATTGTATGACCACCACTATTAATTAAAAGTACATATCCTGATTGCCCATCTGTATGATTTGTAAAAGTCAAAGCTAAATTTCCTGCTGGAGTACATTTAAAATTATTACCAGCATCCATATCAAAACTACCATCATTATCTACAGTTAAAGCATTCCTTTGAGATACAGTCCATGTATTACTACTTGCTAATAATCCAACACCTGTTAAACTTGCACCACCTCCATCAAAGTTAGATGCTGAAACTATTCCTGTAAAAGTACCAGAAGTTCCTGATACTATTCCACTCAGTGTTAATCCAGCACCTGAAACTTGTCCTGTAAAAGTAGCTGTAGCACCATCAACTTGAGTAGCTGAAATACCTGTTGAAAAAGATCCTGCAGCTCCATCTATATCACCTGTAACATCACCTGTAACATCACCTGTAACATCACCTGAAAGATCACCTGTAACATCACCTGTTACATCACCAGTTAAAGCTCCATCAAAAGCTGCTGAAACTATTCCTGTAAAAGTACCAGAAGTTCCTGAAACTATTCCACTTAATGTTAATCCAGCACCTGAAACTTGTCCTGTAAAGGTAGCTGTAGCTCCATCAACTTGAGTAGCTGATATTCCAGTAGAAAAAGATCCTGCTGCTCCATCTATATCACCTGTAACATCACCTGTAACATCACCTGTAACATCACCTGAAAGATCACCTGTAACATCACCTGTTACATCACCAGTTAAAGCTCCATCAAAAGCTGCTGAAACTATTCCTGTAAAAGTACCAGAAGTTCCTGAAACTATTCCACTTAATGTTAAACCAGCACCTGAAACTTGTCCTGTAAAGGTAGCTGTAGCTCCATCTACTTGAGTAGCCGAAATACCTGTTGAAAAAGATCCTGCTGCTCCATCTATATCACCTGTAACATCTCCTGTTAAATCACCTGTAACATCTCCTGTTAAAGCACCATCAAAAGCTGCTGAAACTATTCCTGTAAAAGTACCAGAAGTTCCTGATACTATTCCACTTAATGTTAATCCAGCACCTGAGACTTGTCCTGTAAAAGTAGCTGTTGCAGCATCAACTTGAGTGGCTGAAATACCAGTTGAAAAAGATCCACTGGCTCCATCAATATCACCTGTTACATCACCAGTTACATCACCTGTAACATCTCCTGTTAAATCACCTGTTACATCACCAGTAACATCACCTGTAAGAGCACCATCAAAAGCTGCTGAAACTATTCCTGAAAACTGAGCTGCAGTTCCTGAAACCATATCTCCCAAGTAAGCAACTGACACTACAGTTAAATCATTTACAGTAAATTCATTTACAGAAGTTGAAGCAGTTGGTAAATTTGTTAAATTAGATCCATCACCCCAGTAAGCTGATGCTGTTACATTTCCACTAAGAGTTAGAGCAGTACCTGTAACTGCTCCTGTAAGAGTAGCTCCAGCACCTGCAATAGCAGTAGCTGAAATACCTGTTGAAAAAGATCCATTTGCACCATCTATATCACCTGTTACATCACCAGTTACATCACCTGTTACATCACCTGTAAGAGCACCATCAAAAGTTGCTGAAACTATTCCACTAAAGGTAGCTCCAGTTCCACTTACTTGTGCAGTAAGTACCAGACCTGTGGAAACAGATACAGTAGCAAAGTTTTGATCAGGATCTACAAGGACAGTTCCACTAACAGGGATAGCAGCAGATGTTGCTCCATCCACTGTTATATTAATTCCTGTACCAGCCTGAACTCTTTTTACTGTACCACCTTCAGTTGAAGGAACATTACTAAGATTTGATCCATCTCCATAATAATATGCTGCTGAAACATTTCCACTTGCTGTGAATCCTGTTCCAGATACTTGTCCAGTAAATGTTGCAGTTGCTGCATCTATATCAGTTGAAGAAATACCTGTGGAAAATGAACCAGTAGCACCATCTATATTTCCAGTTACATCACCAGTTACAGCTCCTGTTAAAGCTCCATCAAATGTATTAGCTGAAACAGTTCCTGAGAATACAGCTGATGTTCCTGATACTGCTCCTGAAAAACTTCCTCCTCCAGCACTCACTTGAGTAGCTGATATTCCAGTTGAGAAAGCACCATAAGCACCATCAATATCACCTTGTACATTTCCTACAACATTGCCTGTTACATTTCCTGTGAGAGCACCTTCAAAAGTAGTGGCAGATATTTGTGTAGTTGTCTCAGCATCAACAACAATTCCATACTTACTAATATTTAATTTAGAAGAAGGTCCATATGTAGCTGAAGTAATACCAGATTCTTTAAAAGAAATTGTAGGATTACCTTCAGTTCCATTATTATCAGAAACAGAAATTGGAGCAGTTCCACCTAATGTTCTTCCATAAGCAGTTCCACCTGATACAGCAACAAGACCAGTAATACCTGTAAGATCAGTAATATTATTTAATGCTGATGCATTAGATGTAAGTGTTACATCATTTAATTGAAAGGTACCATTTATATTTACTATAGAATCGGAAAGTTGTAGAGGAGAAGATGTTCCTTCTCCATCTGATACATCACGTTTTGTTGTATCTATTCCTGAATTACTATTACTGACCTGAAGAAGATCTTTGTAACTATTTGATATTTTTTGTCCTGTTAGTGTTGCCATTATTTACTCCAAAGCTTTTATATATCTTATCATATTCTTCTTTAAATTCCAACGTTAACTAGTTGTTGTTGCTAAGTTCCAGTAATCATCATCATCTTCCCACTTTATACCAGCAGCTTCCCAAGAAACATTTCTATCTGTATTAGCAGGAGGACGAGGATCTTTGAGTATAGTATCTTCTGGAATATAGGCAGGTTTATTGAGAGGACTATTTACTTTATCAAATCTACCATCCCAACAGGAAGGACAGACTCTTGTATTATAACTTGTATAACGTAACTGAATTAATTTATATCTAAATCCACAATTATCACAAATACCGGGTGCTCTATTTGATACAGCCATCTGAACTCCTACGTAATATAATGTAATCGAGGAACAATTTTCATATCAGCTCTTTGTTTATCTGCTTCAAATGCAGTTTTAAATGTTTCTTCATAATTTAATTTTAACATTGCAATACGATCAGGTCTAGTATTTGGTATTTTCATTGCCAGATAATATGCTAAGCCATTTACAAGACAAGGTAAAAATCTGAAAGGTACGTCTGCATTTTGTAAAGCACTTTTTGTAATATCATATAATCTACGAATACGATAATATCTAAATGTATAAGTTGTTGTACTATCTGGTACGGGCCATACATATACAGTTTCTGTACTTTCTCCACGTAAGGTAGCAAATTGTGTAGGTCTTCCTGATGTAGTCTTATCAGCTATCTGTTCATATTCTTCATAAGAAATACGATTCATTTGTAGATCTGTATTATCAGTAGCTCTACGCATATATGCATCCAGAATATCTATAGTAGATGCATCTAATGTAAAACTTGCAGCATCAGCTACCAATGTTTCTGTTTGTAAATCTGTAGCCCAGAGAAGAACTCCACGATTTTGCCAATCAGTTAAAAGAAAATTTAAACTCCGTCTAGCACTCCTACCATCATATCCTGATTGGGGTTGTCCACCAGCGAGTTCAAACGCTTCCTCTATGATTTCATCTACATAGAAAGTGGTATTAAATGTATTTGTACTAGACGTAGCCATGATTTATTCCTAAGCTTTTCTTTTGTTAATTTTACCTTTTTTCTTTGCCTTAGAACCCCACCTACCATAAGATTCATTTGCTGAAGCTTTTAATTGTTTTTTAGTTCTTTTCTTTTTAACTCGCATTGCAATAGATTCATCTTTACGAGCTCCGTATCCTTGTTTCTTAGCCATTACGACCTCCTTTTTTAGTTGTTTATTAATATTGGCTCTACTTATAGCCACTATCTATTCTTCTCTGTTTTCCAAAGACGACTTAATCTACCACCTCCAGATTTCTCCAACTTCCATTTGTTCTTAGCATCATACTCCATTCTCCGATCATATTCTACATTTCTTATTCTATCTTTATGTTTTTGTCCGAGCTTTAATGGAGGATATGGATTATTCATTTTTCGTGCTACCTCAGTCTTGTCCATTATTCCTTGAGGATTTCTTTCTCTTACTAATCTTTCTATATCAGCTGCTAATTCAGCATCTAGTGCACCAGCATATGCTTCACGAGCTCTTGCTTCTTTTTTTAATCTCTCTCGCTTTCTTTTTTCAGGATTTGAATTTGCCACTATCTATTCTTCCCCTTTTTCCAAAGACGACTCATCATGCCACCACCTTTAGCTGTGATATTATTAACCACATCTTTTATCTTACTCTTAGCCATATCAAGTTCAGATAGTTTATGTTTCACAGCTTTAGCTCTAACTTCTGGAGCTTCCTCTGCAGACTTTAATGTATTTCTAAGCATTGGTTCTTTTCCTTTTCTTATCTTTGCTTCAGCTGAATCTGCCATTAGTAAGGTATCTTATTCTTGGCAGGTCCACCTCTGTTAAAACGTGCTACTCTAAAGCCTTGTCCAGTTGGTCTACCACCATGAGCTAATCTAGCACTTCCTGTATGATGTTTCTTTTTAGGAGCAGTATCATATTTTATAGTTGATGATTGTTCTAGCTTCTCATAGTCATCATTACTCATTGCATCTAACTCTTTATCTGTATAATCATCAATATTTTTTACCTTCTCATACTTTGGTGCACGTTCTGTACCACCAACTCTTTTCATACGTCCAACAGGTCTTCCTTTAGAATCTCTTAAAATTCTTTTAGTAGGACCTTTACCTTCAATAACAATAGATCGAAGTGGTTCAATGTTAGAACCTGTATCTTTTTTTACTGGTAAAGGGTCAGTCATATCTTTCATAAATTCATCTGTATACTTTCGTTCAGTTTTTACAGGAGAATGTATCCT